TAGAGAAGCAGTTATTGGTGATGCACTTACTGCTATGGAATTAATTCCTGCAGCTAAAGTAACAGTTAGTGCGGCTAAGGCCGGTAGTGCTGCTATACCTAGTGGAGTTAAAGCTGATGTAGTGGGTCAGACTAAAGCTTTACTTAGTGGAGACACAGAGTTTTTAAAAGGTACACCAACAGAACGTTCTGGTACTGTAGGTGTTGGTGCAGAAGTAGTTGGTCAAGATGATGTAAGTCTTGATGATATTACTGATTACATGGATTCAGAAGTAGAACCTATTAAATCTAAAAAACAAACAAACCCTTTAGTTCAAGAAATAGATTATAATAACTATAATACTTCAGGAAGTTTATTTGATTTTCGTAGTTCTGTTTTAGGTTCTTTAGATAATCTTGCCATTGGTAAAGATGGTATGTCTGGTTTTCAAATTAAAAAGTTTTTAGAAAAAAGAGCACCAAAAATAAATAAAACAGAATTGTATTGGTCAGGTCTTTTAGAAAATTTAGACGATAACAAAAAATATTTCAGACTAGAGTTAGAAAATATTGCAGATAGAAATGTACCTAAAGTAGATATACAAGTTCTTGATGGAAGTCAAGTACGATATCGTAATGAGCAAAGAGTAAATTTAAACGTTAATAATAATGTTATGCAGCCTTTAGATGGCTACAAAGAAATAATTATTGTAAATAAAAATACTAAAGGAACTGAATATAGTGCAGGTCATTATGACATTATGTTTGAACCTGACGGTAATGTTTTAGCTCATGTAAGAGGTAGCTTTGTAGAAAACAATGAACCAGACTTTCCAATAAAAGAAAAGTTTTTTCTTGTTGAAGAGTTGCAAAGTGATGCTGTACAACAACACACAGTAGCAGATAAAGCAATCACTAAAAAAATTAAAGAAGAAAAAACATCTAAGCCAACTTTAGGTGATATAGGTCTTTACTATCAAACAGAAATTGGCTCAACTATTTATTCTAGTTTTGTACAGGGGCTTGATTTTACTGATAAGTTTGTAAAAGATATAGATAGGTATAACTATAATTTTAGATCTATAACAGATGGAGACACTGGAGCACAAGCAATAAATTTAGGTTTAACTAAGATCATAGATGATATGACAAAGTTAAAGAGTGGTTTTGTAGATGGTAATCGTAATAAAGATGCAATTGCAGTTATATTAAGTCGAGAGTATGGTTTAAAAGAAAATTCTATTAAAAGAAGAAGCATAGAAGAATTAGATGAAGTTGATAATATTTTTGCAAATGTTTTAAGTGATTATGTTTTTGGAAAATCTGCAGCAAGAAAATACAATAAAGAAAATAATAACGAACTTAAAAAAAATTTAATAGAAACTTTTAAAGGTATAAATATTACTGCTGGTTTAGAAAAAGATTTAGTTCCAGCTAAACTATCTGATACAATTAGAATGTCTTTGCTTGCTGTAATTAAAGAATCTAAAAGTGAAGGGGTAAATAAAATATATATTCCTACTCCTAAAGTTATATCTAATGCTCATGCTTTAAGTTTAGAGGCGGCTAAGAATACCTATAGTGATGGAGTCAGAAAAGTTTTAAGAACACTTAATAATGAAACAAATGGTAAAATAAAATTTAAAAATAAAAATCCAGAAAACATATCTTATTTCGAAGATAAAAACTCCGTAGGAATAGAAATAGATATTACAGATTTTAATCTACCAGATAATCCACAGTTTAGATTTGCCAAAGGGGGCGTAGTAAAAGATATGGATAACCAAATGAAAATGGCCTTTATGAATGAAGGTGGATTAAAAGACGATGGTATGAAACGAGATCCAGTATCAGGTAATGAAATACCTAATGGTTCTATGGCCTCAGAAGTACGAGATGATATTCCTGCTCAACTATCTGAAGGTGAGTATGTTGTACCTGCTGATGTCGTCAGATTTTTTGGTATAAAATTCTTTGAAGATCTTCGTTCAAAAGCAAAAAGAGGCTTGCAGTCTATGGAAGATAATGGTAGAATAGGTGGTGAGCCAGTACCTATGGAGACTGGTGAGTTATCTGATGAAGAGTTTGCAAAACTGCTGCAACAGGAACTTGGTGGAACCTTAACGACTCAAAGTGCAGAACCTATAAAAGCTGCTGAAGGTAAATACGTTTCAGGTCAAGCACCATCTTTTAACCCCGATGATTATTTTTTAGGTTTTTCTGGAACTCCTAAATACACTCCACCTGCAGCAGTAGGTACAGAGCCTGTTGTAGAAACTGAAGCTTCTTGTGCGGCAAAAGGTATGGTCTTAGGTCCAGCCGGAGTGTGTATAGTTGCACCACAAGCTAAAAATAATAATGACAATGATGGACCTATAGTACCTGCTCCTGCAGCAGGTGAAGGTCAAGGCTTAGGTGGGGCTTGGTATGGGGAAGATGAACAAAAAATGTTAAACGACCCTGAAGCTTACATTAAAGAACAACTAGCTAGAGGTCAAATGCTTGATAGCGGTTTAGCTAAAGCTGGTACAATGTTATTACCGGGTGGCTTAGGTTTAGTACTAGGAGGAGTAAACCTTTATCATGATACAAAAGGTATTGCTAATGCTAGAACTGCACTTATGGTTGCTAAAGCCAGAGGAACTTTAAGTGCCGAAAAAATAAAAAGCCTTGAAGATGAAATTAGTGAAGATACTAAGGGTAACTTTATTGTAGACAAAGATGGTCAAGGTATAGGTGTAGGTACTGGCATAAATCAGTATAAAGATTATCTTAAGGAATTAGGTTTTACAAATACAGATGAAATAGCTTCAGGTAAAAACAAAGAGTTTTTAGAAGCAACTAATTCTCGTGCAGCTGGTTTTGTTACTGAGGCTAAGTCTCGTGAAACTGGTTTTGTTAGTAAGGCACTGCAAAACTCAGAAAAACGTAAAGCTATGCTAGATCAAATAAATAAAAGATCTAAAGAAAAACAAGCGGAAATAGCTGCTAGACCAAGCAGTGGTAGTGACAATGATGATCGTCAAAGCGCAGCTGATGCAATGAGAGATAGACAAGATAGAATGGCTAGAGCTGAAGGTCAATCTGGAGGTTTTCAAGGTAGTGCAACTGGTAGTGCTGTCTATGCAGGAGGAAACAGAGCCGAAGGTGGCTTAATGCTCAAAAAGAAACGTAAGAAAAAATAAGGCTACTCGGCTACGGCTGACCCCAACATAAGGAGAATAATATGCCTGAACTAGCAGAAGTGGAAACCCCAAAGACTGCAGGATTCGTTGATCGTGGATATAATAGCGCAAAGCGTAAACAACGAATGGAAGAAGAAGCTAAGGAGATTGAAAGACTTGAAGCTGAAGCAAGGGGAGAAACCCCAGTAGATGAAGCAGAAGAACCTCAAGAAACTACCCAAGAAGCAGAGGCCAATACAGAAGTTAAAGAAGAAACGTTATCTGCAGAAGAAAAGTCTTTTAAAAAACGCTACGGTGACTTAAGACGTCATATGCAGCAAAAGGAAAAGGAGTGGGATGAAAAGCTGGAAAGCTTACAGAAAGCTTCTACTAAAGCTGGCATTATTCCACCTAAGTCCGACGAAGATATTGAAGAGTGGGCTAAACAGTATCCTGATGTAGCTGGTATAGTAGAAACTATTGCAGCTAAAAAAGCACAGGAGATGTTTGAAAAAGCCGACACTCGACTAAAACAACTTGACGAAGCCCAAGCAGAGGCTGATCGAGTTAAATCAGAAAATGAAATTCGTAAGTCACATTCAGACTTTGATGACCTACGTCAATCAGATGAGTTCCATGACTGGGCTGATGAGCAGCCTAAGTGGGTTAAGGATGCATTGTATGAAAATGCAGATGATCCAGCTTCAGTAGTACGTGTTATTGATTTATATAAATCAGATAAGGGTCTTACTAAAGAAGCTAAAAAAGCAAATAAAAAAGCAGCAGCTTCTACAGTTACTAAGCGTAGTAGGACTGAAGTAGATGTAGCTGATGCTAATGGGATGATTCGTGAGTCAGAGGTAGCTAGTATGTCTGACAAAGAATTTGAAGAACGTGCAGATGAAATTAACAAAGCAATGCGCAATGGTAAATTTGTCTATGACGTGTCTGGTAATGCCAGATAAACTGTTGACAAATAAAAAAGCAACAGTATAACTAGGGACATAGAACAAAAGCCTCTATATGACTACCTTTTGTTCTAGCCCAATTTCCAATAAAGTCTAAACGTATGAGAACTACCTGTTCAAGTATAGGCCCGTATATCTAACGGTTGGCCGACTGTTAGCTTCACGCACCCTAGAAAATGTAACAGCCTCTTATTGGTATTAGCTTTTAGATAAGCCAACTATCAGGAGGATTTATTATGGCTTTTACATCAGCAGGAGGACACGGTAACTTACCTAATGGTAACTTTAGTTCCGTAATCTACTCCAAAAAAGTGCAGCTTGCTTTCCGCAAGAGCACAGTATGTGGTGACATCACCAACTCTGATTATTTTGGGGAGATTTCTGCCCAAGGTGATACAGTTAAAATCATTAAAGAACCTGAAATTTCCGTGAGCAGCTATGCTCGTGGTACACAAATCTCAGCACAAGATCTTGACGATGAAGATTTTTCATTGGTTGTAGACAAAGCTAACTACTTTGCCTTTAAAATCGATGATATCGAAGAAGCTCACTCCCATGTGAACTTTATGGATCTTGCAACCAATCGTGCAGCTTATCGTTTGGCTGACCAGCATGACCAAGAAGTTCTTGGCTACTTGTCAGGTTTCAAACAGTCTGCTCTACATGCAGATGCAGATACAGTTAATGACCAAGTAAATGGTACTAAAGCTGTGACTACTGCAGGTTCAGACGAATTGCTGACATCAATGAAGTTGCGTAAAGATAGCTTCGGCAACATTACAACTAGTTCTGCTGCAGATCATTCGATCCCAGTAGCTGCTCGTTTGCCCGGTGCTACTGCACTACCAACAGCAACAGCTTCACCAGCAATGGTTGTAGCTCGTATGGCTCGTTTGCTTGACCAACAACAAGTTGATAAGCAAGGACGCTGGCTGGTTGTAGATCCAGTATTCATGGAAATCATGGCCGACGAAGATTCACGTCTTCTGAATGCAGATTACGGTGAGTCTGGTGCACTTCGTAATGGTTTGGTTCTTAACAACCTGCACGGATTCCGTGTGTACTCTTCATCTAACCTACCATCTGTAGGTACAGGTTCAGGTACAACAGGTTCTGCAAACCAAAACACTAACTATGGTGTTATCGTAGCTGGTCATGACTCTGCAGTTGCTACTGCCGAGCAGATCAACAAAACCGAAACATATCGTGACCCTGACAGCTTCGCTGACATCGTTCGTGGTATGCACTTATATGGCCGTAAGATTCTTCGCCCTGAAGCAATCGTAACTGCCAAATATAACGCAGCGTAAGGGGGGCATAGAAATGGCTTTACAATCTCCAGTTCGTATCGAGACAGCCGTGATTGCTCACGGTGACTTGACAACTAGCTCAACTCACGACATCGGTACAGTTCCAGACAATTGTGTGGTTCTTGCTGCTGGCGCTGAGTGTACTGCAGCAGCTACCATTGGTGGTGCTAATGCAGTAAGCTTTGGTGTCACAGGTGGTGACGTTGATTTACTCGGCACTGCCGACATCAATGGCGCTAAGACATTGGCTGCTACCACTACTTCGGTAAACGGTATCACTAATGTTACTGCTGCTGACACAGTTATCACTGCAAAGCTTGCGGGATCTAACGCACCTTCAGCAGGTTCGTTTAAGTTCTTCGTAGTGTATGCCCCAATGGGTGCTACCAAAGCAGCTGCAGAAGTAGATCGTGATCTGCTTGCATAACTAAAATACTTTGAGGGGCTGGGAAACTGGCCCCTTAAGGCTTATTTAAAGGTACTATTATGGCTACGTATGTTGCACTTGTAAACGAACTACTTCGCAGAATAAACGAAACCACACTTGATACAGCAGGTGATGGTTTTGGAGATGTACGTAATTTACAAGCAATTGCAAAAGATGCGATTAATTCTAGTACTCGTGAAATTTTACAGACATCTCAAGAGTGGCCTTTTTTAATTACAACATACACAGAAACATTATCTGCAGGTACAGGCAAGTATGCTTGGCAAGCAGATGTATCAAAAGTTGATTGGGATTCTTTTTATTTAAAGCAGCTATCCTCTAAAGATAATCAACCTAAAAAACTTACAGTCCTTACATATGTAGATTACTTACGTCAACAAAGACCTAGTGAAGATACTGCAGGTACAAGTGGGTATACTACACCCCAATACATTTATAAAACAGAAGAACGTAAGTTTGGCGTAACGCCTTTACCAGATGCTGCATATGAAATTGAGTATCGTTACTGGTCTTTTCCTAGTGACCTAGTAAATTTTAATGACACATCAATTATACCAGATAGATTTAAACACGTACTCATTGATGGTGCAATGATGTACATGATGCGTTTCCGTAGTAATGAACAAAGCGCAGCTATACACCAACAGAATTTTCAAAATGGCATAGATACTATGCGTAGATTATTGTTAGATAGCCCTGCTTATATTACATCTACAGTAATAGCACACAGACAT